ACTGAGGCCTTTGAGCGACGGGGTGTCGAACTTCGCCTTGAGGTCATTCGCGAGGGCTTGTGTGGTTGCGGCGTCAGTTCCGTTCGCAGCAAGAGATGCCTGTGCTACCGGGGTTGCGCCGTAGAAGCTGATGAGATCCGTTGCCGACTGCCCGAGAGCTGTGCCAGCCGCGTTCGCATCGCTGAGTTGTCTGCCGATTGCCATAAATTTTCTCCAATCTCAAAAATAGGAGGGCCGAAGCCCTCCCTTGGGTTACTGAGCGATAACGCGAACTGCCAGCTCGGGGCGAAGAGTCTTGTAGCCATACAGAACGTCGATTCTGCAGGGCACATTGTCGTTGACGATGTCGTACTGGCGAGCAATACGCATCGAAATGCCGTCCATGACCTGGCGTGAGCCCCATGTGCCGAACTTTGAAACATCGATCAGATCGGCAGAGACGAAGGTGAACGCTTCGGGATGGAAGAACACCGACTGGCTCAAGAGAGCAGAAGCGGCGCCGAGTTTGACGACTGTCAAGCCAGCACCCACAGCGGTAACGTTCTGCCCTGCTCCGGTTGTGACGGGGGTTGGAGAAACGGTGATGTTTCCCGCTCCACCGGCATAATCGGCAAGCACAACGAACTGTTGCAGGAATCCGCGATCAGCCTTGGTTTCCGGGTCAACCGCATCCACTGTCGAGAAGGTGAGGATGTCACCCTTCTTCAGTGTGTTCGCGCCTGCAGCCAGAACCACCGTAGCGCTTCCGCTGGTCAGGGTTGCCGTGTAACCGCTTGTGGCCGCCGTAGTGCCTGACTGGAAGGAGTTCAGCACCGTGTTTTCATAGGTGTCGAACCCGTTCACGCGCCCGATCTTGCCCATCAGGTAAGGTCTGGATACAGACTCCTGCGGATTGAAGAAGCCCTTAATGGCATCGAGGAACGAAACCACATGCCCCGGAGTCATCGTTCCGCAGCGTTCGGTTGGCGGTGCAAGATATAGATTCAGGATCTTGCGCGCGTTGGCAATGTCTTTGTAAGACAAGGCAGCCGCGCTGTCGTCGACCGCGTTGTAGACATCGAGAACCATCGACAGCGCGTCAGCTTCAATCTGCGTTGCCAGCACCGACATAGCCGGCTGAAGATAGCGCTTCGAGAACTCGTCAATGGTGAGGGTGAGGTCTTTCGAGCTGAAGAATGTATCAACGCCCTTTTGCGTCGAGACAGTCAGCACTTGGCTGGTTTCGGTCGTATCCTGCACCTGGAGAACTGCGCCGGTACGGACCGTATACTTGTTCGGCATGCGGATGGTGAGCGAAGGGCCGATCTTGCCGGAAGGCGCTACGTCAGCATTGGCGAACTGGCTATCGTACTGCTTGTTAATGTTGCCGATGAAGTTGAGGTTGGCGTGCAAAATCCGCAAAGCCTCTTTTGTAATTATCGTGGGTGAAAGAAGAGTATTGGCCATTTGGGGCTCCTAGAACGCCCTCAGCCCAGACCGACCTGCTTATTGCGTTGCCGCATCCACTCGTCGTTCGAAAGGCTATCGTCGCTCACGTCGAAGGCCCCACGTACCGACCCGTTATTCACAGGTTTAACCGGTGGTGGAGCGCTGGTTTTCTGTTTCTCAGGAGCCTTGAATTTTCCATCTTCGCCGCGTACCGGAGTTTCCTTCGGCTTCGCTAGCTCTTCCGCAATGAGGCCTTCAACCCTTGCAACGTATCGGATCGCCTTGTTCGGATTTGCCTTTGCCATCTCCACAAACTTCGCGAGTTCTGCGTCATCTGAGCCGATGGTGTACAGCACGTCCGCTAGGTAATCCGAGTCGTTGATAATCCCCAGAACCTGAAGGGGGATCAGCGGTGCACCCTTGTCGCTGATGATTTTCGAGAGAAAGGATTCCTTGATCTCATCGAAATTCTCATAGCGATTGCGGGCTTCACTGACCTTCGATTCCAGGGCTTGCTTTTCGGCGTTTACTCGCGTTTCGATCCCTTTGAAATGATCTCTCACGTCCAGAAGGTGATCGGCCATCGCTGCATTTGCATCTTCATAGCTCGCGTCGGGGTGGGCTTTCCCATATTCCTCGACGAAGACAGAAGGCTTGAATGACTGGCGATATTCTTGATAGTTCTGCGGTTGCCGGGGAGCCTGCGCGGTTGACGAGTCCGTTTGCGTCGGTTTCGCGGCTGCTTCCAGCTTCCGTTCTAATTCCTTGGTTTTCGCGAGTAGCTGCTTAATGCGCTTTTCGGCTGGTGTCTCTTTTTGCGGTGGATCCTGAGGCTTATCCGGGTCCGAATCCGGTGCAAGTTTAGGCTCATCGCCATCGGAATCATCCACCGTCTCTTTCGGCGCGTCAGCAGGTGCCGGAGCTGCTTTTTCGGCTGGTTTGAATCGCTCAGGAAGTTCGCCAGTGGTGCGGTAGGAGTCATACTCCGCCATTGTCGGTTCCTGGCCTTGAAATACATCGGGAGTCTCTGCGGGCGACGATGCCGCTTGCGTCTGAACTTCTGCCATGTTGTCCTTCGGTGATTCGTCCTTGCGCCGGACTAGCGGGGTTACTGCGAAACTTGAACGATCTTCCAATCCGAAACTAGTTCGGAAACAACTTCGCAAATGATGATGCGTTGAACTGGAAGTTTTTCATCGGTTTGAATGTTGTAGACTCCGTGCGGAATCTTTGCCGCCATCTGATGTGCAGCTTGCTGGGCCTCCTCGAGCGTTCCCTCGAAAGGCGTGGCAGCGTTATATATCTTGAATCCTTCCGGAATGAGCAAGTATTTCACTGAGCTGTCTCCTGCTGTGCTTGGCTCTGCGCGGCATCCTGAGCACTCTGGGCGCTCTGGTTCTGCGCTTGCTGGTCGGTAGCATCAGATTGGTGCGCGGCCTGCTGTGCGGCCAATGCCTGCGCTTGCTGGTGCTCATGCGCGGACATCGCCACATCGTGCGCCTGGCCGTGAAGCTGCTTGACCATATCCTCAACGAACGCCATGCGCTCTTGAATGTTCTGGGCTTTGGTGCCGATCTCAGCCACGGTTAGCTGATTTTCGAGCTTCATCTTCTCAAGAGCCATGTCAGCCTGAGCCTGCAACTGAATCTGCTGCATCTTGCCCTGGTGCTCGGCTGTCTTGGCTTGGCGCTCAAACTGGAGTTTCTGAAGTTCTTGCCCCATGAGCTGCATCTGCTGTTGAGCTTGGGCAGCCATCGCTTTTGCCTGTTCGGGCGATTGCTCGTTCTGATCCTGCAACTGAGGCGGGAGCAGTTTGTGTAACCGCTCGGAGATTTCATCGCCGCCTGCCCCATCGAAGTTCCGGAACAAAATGTCTCCGATGATGTGGATAAGATCGGGGCTGCTCTGTAAGATTTGCTGAACTGTATCGAAGGTCTCCTGGCGCTTACTATCAAACGCCTGCCCCATCGTGACCACATACGACATCTTGGCGTCTTTGACCTTGTAATGCTTGGTCTGGCCTGATTCGTTCTGATATTCCTTGTTGATCGTGACGACTTTCTGTTTCTCGTCTTCGCCTAGGATCTCGATTTCGCGCTCGGTATCGTAAATCTTCGGCACAATCTCAGCGATGATGTCGCCTGCCTGCTTGAACGACCTTCCCAGGTTGTCCAAATAGTGCATGGTAGTGAGGTTCGATTGCTCTTTGCGAGCTAGAATTGCCCGTCCGCTGGTCTCGTTGGCCTGATTGCCCAGCGAAGCATCGAAGATGCCGGTTGTAGCCTTGAGGTCATCAACTTCCTGCGCAACGAAGGCGGAAAGTGCTGCGATCGGAGGTTCGAATGTCTGCCTTTGCGGAGGCGGAGCAGGGCGGCCAGCGACGTCGACAGTGTCATACTCCAAAACAGCGACAGGAACCGTGTTCATCGTCAGCCACTTGTCGAGCATTCCACTGTTTGTTACCTGCCCTTTGGCGGCGATAAATGGCGAGATGGGCGCTAGAGATAGCGTCTCGGCAATTCTCGATTTCGAATAATTGATGAGCTGCTGAGCACCCTTTTGCGGGCGGACCACGGAGAAAAGCCTGGGCTTGCCGTCCATTATCATCTGCTTGCCCAAAACAGGAATGATGGGAATCTGCGAGCCCGGCCAGGTGGTCTCTGAATCCGGCAGAATCTCCATGCCGTTAGTCTTACAGAACTTTACGACCGGCTTGACGCGCCGCTTGGGCTTCGACTTGTCGTCTTTATCGTCATCCTCCGCAGCCTGCTCGTTCTCTTCGACATACCAGTACTCGGCGATGCGGACCGTTTCAGTCCCGACCCATCCAGCGTTTTCTCTCTCGGCCTCTGCCCAATCGAGCGAAGCGAGTTCCGTGTTCGGATAGGTGAGCTTGTATTCCTCTTTGGGGATGTCCTCAACCACAAATGCGTACTTCGGCTTGCGATTGAAACAAGCAGCAACCAAAACTCCAAAGACAGCCAGCGGATCGAGGACCGGCACAACCTTTAACTCAAGGTCGTCGCTGTCGTCATCGCAATAGTCCGTCAGGAAGCGGAAATACCCGAACGACCCACCAGCGGAATACTCGATTGCCGTCTCATAAGCAACCTGTGCTTGGGAATCGTATTGAATATAGCGCGCGAGCCCTTCGAGGATTTCGGCGGTGTCTTTGTCTTGATCGAGGCGCGGCGAGAACTTGATAGTCGGCTTCTTTTGCCGGGCTTCGTTCGATACCTGCTGGACGAACGTATGACAACGTGGAAACGACATGGCCGGGCGGCTTGCTGCTTCCCTTTGCTGCCTGACCTGCGGATCCCACTGATCTTCCCCGTCAGGCGAAGCGAACTTGAGATCTGAGGTGAACTTCAGGCGCAGGTCTTTCTCGTCCTCTTGAGCCGCAGCGAAGCGCTTGCGGGCCAGGCCTATGAAATCGTCTTTCTTGCTCATTAGTTGAGCGCGGCCTTCCCTGCCATCATCGACTGTTCAACCATCTTCGAGGCTTTGATTGCAATCTTGCCCTTCGACCAGACGCGGCCATAGATACGCGTCAACTGCGCAGCAACTTCGCGCTCAAGGGCTTTACGGGCCTCGGAACGCTCTGTCTTGCCAAGCTTGTCGTATTGTTCCTGAAACTCATTCACTGGATTACATCGCAGACCACATCGATCACATCGTTTTGCGTGCCGGCAAGCCAGAAGGTTGCCAGGTTGTTCGCTCCTACGCTCGGCTGATCGGTCGGGGGAATAAAGAAACTCCCGCCAGCCAAGAGCTTGATTCCGCGCGTTGAGGACACAAGCGATCCTCCGATATGAATGGTGTTCGCGGCATTGTCCTGGATTAGAAGCCAGCGGCAAGGAACGAATGTCGTCGATACCTGCGTAGCCGCGGCGCCGATGGTGACCTGGAAGGTTGTGATCTTGGCATCAGCCGTCAGAGCGAGACAAGCCATCGCGGCCAGAAGTAGCAGTTTTCTCATTGTTGCCTCCTTTAGGCCATCCACGAATCTGAGCCGTGGTAATACTGCCGGTCCGGTTCCTTGTGCGGTCTCTCCGGCTCCCTGATCCCTACTGCAAGCGTGCGGAGGGCGTCGGCAGGGTGCGAAGCATCGTCATGTAGTGGCTGCGATCTAGGAACTCCCAAAGCAGTCGCCGGTCCCCATTGATATCGACGTAGATACTGCAGACCATCAGCGCAGAGGTTGGCGTCGAAGTACAGCTGAGGAAAGATTGTTCTGACCGCATTGATTCCATCCGCAACGTTCAATTGCCGGTTGACTCTAACTTTGAAGCCCTTGAGCCGCATTAGCTCTTCAATGGATTTACCGGTGCCCAGAGAGCGCGTGCCGCCATCCCAAGGAAGAAAACAAGTTCCAATAACATAGCCCCAGGTCTGAACCTCTCTCAGGTAGAAATCAATGGCTTGGTGATCGTCTTCGAAGTAGCGAAGCACCTTGATTTCAAATGGCGTTCTCTGCGCTGCCCAGATTGCTACCCTGTCTGCAAAGCCCAAATCCCAGAACAGATCAACCGGCGCCATCGGATCATGCGGAACTGAGCGGATCCGTCCTTCGCGCTCTGAGGCTTGAATCTCTTGCTTATAGATCGCGCCTTCAACGGTTGAACGCGTTGCACCTTCATAAACATGATGGAAAGTATCCGGATCGCGTTCTTTGAGTGTGGCAATCTTCTGCTTTGATTCGTCGCTAAGCCAGTTATTGTCGTGATAGCTCGTCTTGACGGTGACTGCGCCCTTGGGCGGATCGATAACAAAGTCTGTATATACGGGGTCAGTCTCGAGGTCAGGGTTTAAGCTCCACCAAATCTCTGAGCCGGGCTTACGGATAGTGGGCAGGAGAATGGTTAGAGAACGTCGGCTGACTGTCGAAGCCTCTTCCCCCCAGAAGATATCGATGGCTTCATAAGACTTGATCGAGCTTACCGTTTGCTTGCGGAGCCCGCAGAATACGAACTCAGTTCCGTTCTTGCCTCTGATCTCTGATTGCAAGGGCGTGTAAAACGTTTCGAGCCCTAACCTTACAATCTGATCGGTTAGCAGTTGGTGAACCGATTCCCTGATCGAGTCCATCGTCTCGCGACCACACAGGATACGAAGCGGGTCAGGCCAGCCTGGTATGCTTCCGGTTCCCAAAAGCAAGAGCGCTTGCGCGATGGACCAGCTCTTGACTCCATCTCTGCCCCCATACAAGGTTTTGTAGGGGTGGTGCTCGAAGAGGAAGGCGAGCTTATCTAGGAACTGAACCTTGGCTACGGCTTGAGGAGCGGCGGTTTGCATGACGTTTTGTCTAGCTCCGCTCGATCCATGAATATCGCGAATGGGTATTGCTGGTTAAAGAACGCCAATTCATCAGGGGCAAGTTTGAACCATTCTCCATATATCCGACAGTGCGCTAGTGCGCGATGAAGCAGGTTCTCAAAGACTTCTCCGCATCCCTTGGGCACCATGAACGTCGCATGCAGTCTGAGCTCGTAGGCTGAAATAAATTGAAGCTCATTGAACCGCCGAATAGGGTCTTCAGAGAACCCGATTTTGTAAAGCCCAACTTCGTCACAAGCTATCAGGTAGAGGTATTCGAACCCTCTCTTCAGCATTGCCGCCTGAAGACTTGGCACCAGGTGCGATAGACCACTTGGGAGACTTACAGAAGGGACATTGCCTTGGACAGGTAGTCCCTCGTTGCACCCATTCATACCCACACCGTCTACAGATCCGAACTGGCTTATCATCTTCTCTCCTCATATTCGTATTCATAATATGAGGATACCACTAGTTCTTTGGGTTCGGCTTCACAAACTCCACCTGCACTTGCTGCGTTTTGATTGGGCCGCCATCGGGGCCGGATACTTCATTGCGCGTGAAATCACCGTATTTCTTGGGCTTGCGACGACCGGCGATCCACATGCGAGTCCAGACTTTGAGCTTAACTGCAGTGGCTGTTTCCTCGTTTGCGGTGTCTGCAAGTGCAACCAACTCATCCATTTGGCTCTCGGTAGCCCATTCTTGCGCACGCGTGATACTTCTATCAAACTCTTCGCTTTCAATGCGATGGCGATAAAACGATGCAGGGCCAATCCCGACAGATTCCGCAATCTTTGCAATCGATGTTCCTTCAAGGATTCCATCGATGAAAGACTGTTCTAGTTGGGGAGTCCATTCAATTGCTGCAGGCATGTTCGAGGCAGAACTGGTTGGCTTGTTTCAGGATGGCGTAGCTTTGGCGAGGGCTTGCGAGGTTTAGCGGAGAAGGTTGGTAGATGAGTCCAGGCAGTTCGGCCCAGGCAATTGGTTCTGACTGCTTGGCGGCAATTGAACGTTTCTGCACTATCTGTGCGAGATTCAAGTCTCGAATGCTCTTTCCTTGCACAACCCACTCAGAAACGCAGTGTTCTATGCGTCCCTCAGCTTGACGGACTTTCAAATAGCATTTGGTTGTCAGGTTGAGCACACGTGCAGATGCCAAGACTCCTCCGAGAGACTCTAAGGGCTGGGTTGTCACAGGTAGCCTGACCTTTGAACCTGTGTCAGGCGAGGCAGGACAGCGATACGGCGGGAACAAAATCAAGAATAATCAGTTTTTAGGCTTCGTCAAGCACAAAAGATGTTCCCCGGGGAACTATTTGCAAGGTATGTGCGCATTATTCATTACTGCATAACATCCGCTGTGTTGTATATTAGAGCGGAGGTGATGCTGTGAATGCCCTACACAAACCAGGCTGGCTCTATTTGATTG